CGGATGCCAGCCCTGCCGGCTTTGCCCGTAGCGTGGCTACCTTCCGCTACCATGTGCAAGCGAGCCACTACCTAGCCGGCTTGCACGGTGCTGAGCGGTTTGTGTTCATTGCCGTTGAGAAGACTGCCCCGTACGCGGTTGCGGTCTATGAGCTTGACGCCGCGGCCATGGCTGCTGGTGATGAGCTGCGGCAACGCGACATGCGCGTGATTGCCGACTGCCAAGCCACCAAGGAGTGGCCGGGTTACGGCGATCACTGCCAAACGCTCAGCCTGCCTTCATGGGCATTGCGCAACGAGTCCGTACTAACATCACATGACTTCTGACCATGGAAACCTCAATAGTTACAATGACGCCCGAATGGGCGCAAGACATACTAAAAAACCAAAACAAGAGTAATCGCCCGGTCAAAAACACAGCCGTAGCCAAGTTGATTAAGGCCATTCAGAATAACGAATGGAAACTTACGCATCAAGGCATTGCTTTTGATTGGCACGGCAATCTTGTAGATGGTCAGCACCGTTTGATTGCTATTGCCCGGTCTGGTGCGTCTGTTCAAATAGCGCTGACGACCGGTTGCGATCCCTCTATTTTTATAGCTTGCGATATTGGCACGGCCCGCACTAGTGGCGATGTCCTTAGCGTTAATGGCGCAACCAAAAACGACGCCACAACCATTGGCGCAGCCATTGGCATTGTCATTAGATATATAAAATATCCTAACCTTGTATGGGTTGGCAAAGTTGCTCAAGTTTCCCATACGGAAATACTTGATTATTACAACCTATGGACAGACTGGGAGCTGCCTATGCTATTGGTTGGCAAAGCCTACAGAGGGTGCAGGTTTGCAACTCCGTCCAACGTTTTAGCTTTGATTCTTCTCGCAAAAACTGCTGGCTACGATTGGGGCACGCTTGAGGGTTTTGCGTCAGGCCTTGGAACTGGCGCAAACTTGTGCGAGGATTCCGCCTTGTTAACTTATCGGAATTATCTACAGTTCCCTGGCGCACGGCCACCAGGCGTTGCCAGTATTCAGCAACACAGATTTGCTTGCATAATTAAGGCTTTTAACTATCACGTTCAGCGATTGCCGTTGAAAATGTTCAAACAGCCTAACTACCCACCAATGCCTTCTATTTGCGAACCACAATGACCACCACTCTCACGCTCTGGACACCAGAGCAAACGCAGCTGATCTCAACCACCATTGCGCCTGGCTGCAGCAATGACGAGTTGCGCCTGTTTGCCTACGCCTGCCAGCGCACTGGGCTGGATCCATTCAGCAAGCAGATATACGCCATCAAGCGGGCTGGAAAGATGACCATCCAAGCCGGCATCGACGGCTTGCGTGCCATTGCCGAGCGCACCGGTCAGCTTGACGGCAGCGAAACCTACTGGTGTGGTGAAGACGGCGTATGGGCTGACGTATGGCTTGGCAGCAAGCCACCTGCCGCGGCCAAGACCATCATCCATCGCAAGGGCAGCCAGCATCCATTTGTTGGCGTTGCACGCTTTGCTGACTACAACGCCGGCCAAGGCTTGTGGTCCAAGATGCCTGCCGCGATGATCGCCAAATGCTCTGAGGCATTGGCACTGCGCAAGGCGTTTCCTGCTGACATGTCTGGTGTCTACAGCACCGATGAGATGCAGCAGGCAGAGGTGGAGCCGGTGACCGTGACCGCTGCGCCCGCGCTACCAGCAGGCGATGCCAAGCTGTTCCAAGCGGGTAAGGCTGCGATTGCCAAGGCCGACACGCTGGACAAGCTGCAGGAGGTGGTAGCGCGCATGGATAAGCGCAAGCCTGATCTCAGCGATGAGCAAAACGATGAGTTGCTGCGCCTTGCTGTAGAGCGCGAAGCGGTGCTATCCGACACGCCATCGGAGGATCCCTTCGCTGATGACTGAACCATTCCTCACTACTGATGAGCTGGCAGCACGTTGGGGCCTGAAGCCAGCTGCCATCAAAAACCAACGTGCACGCGGTATTGGCCCTGCCTACGTCACTGCGCCACGCATTGGCTTGCCAGCAGGCACGCCGCGCGTCCGCTATTCCCTCGCACAAGTCTTGGCTTTTGAAGAAGCCAATGGCATCACACCACTGAACTGACATGAGCCTCTACGCAACCGGCATCGTTCGCATCATCACCGACCCGCAACTGCGTGCTTTTGAATCTGGCACCATGGTTGCCAACTTCGCTGGTGGCATCCAAGAGGGTAAAGACAAAGACGGCAACTGGATCAATAACGCAATCGACTGCGAGATCTGGGGCAAGTCTGCTGAGCTGATCGTTGATAAACTCAAAAAAGGCGACAGCATCCTTGTGACCGGTGCCGTACGCCGGCAAGAGTGGAACGACAAGGAAACCGGCGCCAAGCGCAGCAAGCATGTGCTCAGCATCCAGCGCTTTGAATTCATGCCACGCGGCGCAGCAACCACCAGCGAGGAGCCTGTGTTCTGATGAACGAAACCACACTTGATATTGCATTCAAGGAGTGGTGGGAGGCGTCCTACGGGCGCCCTCCCGGCACCCATGCAGTGATGACACACGTGGCATTTGCCGCGCATATTCTTGATCTCCTGGAGCTGATGCAAGATGATCAACCACAAAACTGAGCAGCGCCGTGATGACTACTTGCAGTGGCTGTATGAGCAAAGCGGCCGAACCTGCTGCACCTACACCGGTCTGCATCAACAGCGCATTGCTGATCTGATCCGCCGCGACATGGCAGAGGCTTTAGGTGATGAGTGATCTTGTCAACCATCCGCCGCATTACAAGCACGGTGACATTGAGTGCATCCAGGCCATTAAGGCAGCTCTCGGTGATGACGGCTTTCGCGCTTACTGCAAAGGCAACGTCATCAAATACCTATGGCGCGCTGAGCACAAGGGCAATGCCGATCAGGATTACGGCAAAGCCGACTGGTACATGCGCAGGTTGCTGCTGCATGTAGATGAGTGATCCGTTTAAGCGCGGCGAGGCAAACTACGCCGCGTTTCTTACAGAAGATCACGTACGTGAACTGCGCCAGTTGCGTGTTGCTGGTAACAGCTACAGACAACTAGCAGAACGCTACGGCATTGACAAAAAACACGCATGGCGCATCTGCCAACGCATCGCATGGAGCTGGCTTGAATGACACAACAACATCCCATCACCCCACCGCCGGAGCTAGTACAGCAGTGGGAAGACAAATATTCCCTACACATGCCTGAGTGGGTGTTGCGCCACGTGGCCGCTGAGGCCGCCCAATGGGGCGCCGACCAAGAGCTGGAGGCGTGTTGTGAGTGGCTAGAGGAAGAAACCCCGGAGCCATATATCAACGCACTCCGTGCTGCCCGCCGCCCATCTCTGAAGCCGCCGAGCTTTAAGGAGCAGGCGCTGGACGAGCTGCACATCAGTTTCGACAGGGGCTACCTCAAGGAAGGAGCTGCCGACACCATCCGCCGCGCCCTGGAGCAACTCGATGACTGACCGCACCCTTTCTCCCGCCGCGCAGGAGGTGCTGGATGCGTTCCACAGAGAGTTGCCACCGGACAATGAGCCCCGAGGTCTCGCCGCCGCCCTGCGAACTGCTGCTCAAACACTCGCCTACGAGATTCACTGCCCTGGCGAGGGCTGGTACGAGTTAGTCATTGACGCGAATGACTTGTACGCCATCGCCGCCGAGCTTGAAGCCCAGTAGCCAAGATCACTACCCACTCAACCAATGACAATCCTCTGCGACTACGAGATCAAAGCGCTGTGCACCGACGGCATGGTGCCGAACTACGACGAGGCATTGATCAATCCTGCCAGCCTTGACCTACGGCTTGGTGACACGATCATGATCGAGTCTGCCGAAAACCTCAACATGCGGCCGCTCAGCATTGCAGGACGCACGGCGGAAAATCCGTACGAACTCAAGCCAGGGCAATTCATCCTTGCGCAGACGATTGAAGTGTTCAACATGCCGGAAAACATTGCCGGCCTGTTCTTCCTTAAGTCAAGCCGCGCACGTGAAGGCTACGAAAATCTGCACGCCGGTTACGCCGATCCCGGCTGGCATGACAGCGTGCTGACCTTGGAACTGAAGAACTCACGCCAGATCCTGCCGCTGCCGCTTTGGCCTGGCTTAAAGATCGGGCAGATGGTGTTCTTCCGCATGAGCCAGCAGCCGGTGACCAGCTACAGCGTCACTGGCCATTACAACTCAGATCTCACGACGACGGCCTCGAAGCAGTTCTTCAGCGGCATCTAGGTGCCACTGCTCTAGGCCAGTCCGCAACGCTGCCGACGCTTCTTGCGCAAGCCAGTGGATTTGAGACCGCTGGCTTGCTTCTTGCTCGGCTATCAACAGCGCATATTCCAGCAGTCCGCCCCAATCTGCTGCAGCATGTAACGCACGTAGCTGCGCAGCATTGGCAGCGCCGTGGAATTGTGCTTCCATTGTATGCACTAACGGATTTTCCATGTCTGACGCTATTGGCGACTACTTAAACAGTATCGCGCGGTATCCATTACTCACGCCGCAACAAGAGATACAACTTGGCCGCCGCGTCGCAAAGTGGAGAGAATTAAAGGATCTTGAAAGACCTTTAACGACACAAGAACGCCGCGAACTACGCAGCGGTGAGCGCGCGCGGCAAAAGTTCATGCAATCCAACCTGCAGCTTGTAGTGCATGTTGCACGCAAGTACAGCAGGCGCAACACGCAAACGCTTGACATGCTGGATCTGATCCAAGAGGGCAACATCGGTCTTGCACGCGCCGTGGAGCTGTTTGACTACACCCGCGGTTACAAGTTTTCCACCTACGCCTACTGGTGGATCCGTCAATCCATCGGGCGTGCATTGATTCAATACGACCCAATCATCAGGCTGCCGCTTGGCGTGCATGAAATGCTGATCAAGCTGAACAAGACAGCGCAAGCATTTGCACAAGAGCATGGACGCACAGCGACCATGGCGGAGCTTGCTGCAGTGCTTGATGTGACCCCTAAGGTGATATCTGACACATTGCAGCAGTCGTATCGAGTCACAAGCCTTGATAAGCCTGCGCAAGATGAATCATCTAACATTCTTGACATCATTGCCGATAAAAGACAATACGACGTTGAATACGATTGGCAGCTTGAAACGGTGCGTGATTACTGCGATGAACATTTAGATGATCGCACACGTGAAATCATCTACGCACGCAACAGTCGCAATCCAGTGCCATGGAATGACCTAGAAAAGCGCATGGGCCTGTCACGTGCACGCATGTGCGAAATACAAAGGCGCGGCATCAGCCGCCTTCGTATGCTGATAGGCAACCCGCTGGCAGGCACCCCACTTGGCGCCAACAATACAGAAGGTCGGGAACGTCTGGAGGGTCTGCCTAGCTGGAATGTGTAAAGATCACCAGCAAGAATGGCAGGCTAGGGTGTTCTATCATCAGATGCTTGAATCCAATGCAGCACAGCAAGCTCACGATCTAGCAGATAAGTTTCCTGCTGATTGAACCACTGCTGCCATTCTTCGCTGCCCTTCTTTCGATTACATGGCCTGCAAGCTGGCACAAGATTAGTCGTTACAGTAGCGCCGCCTTTATGGCGTGGCTTGACGTGATCTAACGTGTCAGCTGCATCTCCGCAGTAGGCACATTGATGCTGCCATGCATCAAAGATTTGCTGCCTGAATCTATGTTTTGCACTGCGTTTCGGGATGAGGTTTGCGCCATCAATGCAGTGATCCACGCAGTGGCTTCAATAATCCCATCGTACCTTTGGCTTGCCGCGACGCATTCCTAAATGCACAAATCCTTTAGGTGCGCCGTAGCCGAGTGAATACGGCCAGTTCCGATCGCACCACTCTTGCACGTGGTTAATGTTGACCTCGCGGATATAGAAATCAACAGCACCGACGTCAGGCGCATCGTATAGGTGCTCGCTGCCGCTGGAGCCACCTACCGCTGCATTGATGGCACGCGGGCGATAGCCGCTGGTGATGACCACAGGCTTGCCGCCAAACTTGACGCGTGCACGCTCAAGGAATGCCGCTAGCTCTGCTGCCGTGTCGAGCTGATATTGATGGTCAAAGCGCCGTGCTTCTTGAAATAGCGCAAACTCACCAAGCTGCACGTGCGGCGTAATGCGAGCTGTAAATGCGCTATTGGGTGACAGCTTGGATGGATCCTGCTGCTGCTCACCAGCCCATAGCCTGCCTTCTGCGCGGCGACGACGCAGCAAACCTGCCTCTACGGCACTGCCTGGGTTGCGGTACAACTCCATTGCTGCTGGCACTGCCTGCCAGTCCTTGCCGACAAGGCATTTGCTGATGGTCTCAAAACCAGTGCTGCCGTAGAAGCCGGCGCCAAGGTTGTAAGCGAAGGAGATCAACGCGCATTGCTTGTTGCCCGTCATCTCATTCCAAAACGGCACGCTGTTGCGCAGTTTTGCTGCGATGCGTTCCACCTCAAGCGCCAGCAACTGATCGGCATCAATCACGGTGATCTTGTCGCCGCGTTGCACCTTGCGGTTATCTGGGTAGCGCGTGGTGCCGTAGCCAATCGTTGCCACATCCCATCCGTGCAGCGGATCTGGATAAGCGCTGAGATGCACACCCTCAAACTCTTTAATGAGTTTTATGGCTGGGTCATAATTATGCAACTTGCCGCCAGCCTGCCAGGTCTTGTACCACGGCTGATCCCTATTAAAGACTTCAGGCGCAACCTTTAATAGCTCAGCTTCTAATTCAGACACGGCTGCCATTTGATGTGGCGTGCCGTGTTTGTAGTACTTGAATAGGTCGGTCAGTTTGATCATCGCTTAACAAACGGAGTGATCACACCAGCAAGGATCTCAATGGCTCTATACATCTTGACTGCTGCTTTAGCGGTGGCGCCAAGTGCTGCGTTGTCTTTGGGTGTAGGAGTCAAGTTAACCACAATCAAGGCAACGCCGTGAATGGCAACTATCAAAGCAATGTAGTCAGCAAAGCGATCCATGGCTAACGCGTCCGCGGCTGTGCTTCCAGCTTAGATACCCTTTGCTCAACCGTATTCAGCCGCGTAAAGGTCTCCTTGCGGTCTTCTTTGATGTCGCTGCCGAGCACTTCAAGTTGGGTGGCTATGTGCTCCACTGCGCTGGTCAGCCGAATGACCGCATCACGCGCTTCATCATTGCGGCGGCTAAAGCCCATCGCGGCCATCGCGGCAACGGAGATCGACGCCCCGGCGATAGCAGCGATCAGCTCGATCATGCAATTAGCTTAGCTACCTGCTAAGCTTGACACCTAAACCCTTTTGAGGCGTTTAGGCGATCCGCAGTGGCAGGCTGCGGCGAGGCCGGCACCGCGTGAGGACCGGCCACCTGCCACCCTTTTACCATGGCACACCTGCAGCCTTGCTAGGGCTGCGCTGCTCGTCGATTTGAGCTTGCAGTGCAGCTTCGATCTCGGCAATTTTTTCGTCACCGCCTAGGGCTTCCTTGACCCAGCCGATCACAGTTGGCTCGTCGAGTTGGTTGTACGGGATCAGGTTGTCGGGGCGCTGAAAGCCGATGCTGCCATATGCGCCAGAGGAATATGCCTCATCTGAGGCATTGACGGTGTAGTGGGCCGTAAACACGAAGCCGTCGTCGGTTTCGCGTTCAAGGGTGTTGATACCCCACGTAAAGGTGGTGGCCATGGTAAAAACCGTGTTCAGTAGCAGGTTAGTAGGAGTGCAACCAGTTGAGTAGGCCGGTTGCCCGCCTAGCGACGTGGACTGGCCAACTTCAAATTTGAGTCAAATTAGAAGGTGACTAGTGAAGGTGATTACTAGCGCTGGGAAGCGCGACGAAACTCTTCTAAGAAGTCCTCTCCCATCAGTTCCACTAGGTTTTCATGGGTGGTGTTTTGAATAATACGAAGGCATTCCCTGAATCGCCGCTCGTTTTCTTCTTCACTGATCTGAGGCTCAGTGGTAGCAGCAAGGTAGGCGCGAGCTTCGTCAGCCATAGCGTGAATCCGAGCAACGTTGCCGGGAAGATCATGTTTTTCCTGAAAATAACTGGATGCATAATTCCCCCAGCCTTCAACATCATCGGCGGCATCGTGCAACGCAGAATGTCCTTCTTTGCCCGCTTGACTTTGTAGAAGTCAGTCTGCGGTTTGTGCTCTTTGCAGATGTTGCACTGACGCAGCGCGGGGCATGTCGTCACCATGTGCTGATTGCGGTGCGCTTCCATGTGTTCGTGGCAGTGCAAACGTAAACGTAATTGGCATCCCAACAGATCTCTCCGGTTGTACCAGTATCAGATGCCGATGCAGGTGTTTTTGCCGTGGCAACTCTAACTCGATTGCCGTTTACCTGCAGGAGTGCGCCACCAGAGTCTGAGGACGTGCCAACTAACAACCTGCCGGAGCTGTCGATTCGGGCGCGTTCACTGCCAGCAGTCTCAACCGAAACAGTATCCGCAGCGGGGAATCGAATTGCAGTATTAGTGTCGCCGCCGTGGATAATCTTGTCGGCGATGGTTACGTCGCCATTGACATCCAGAGTTGTGGCAGGGCTTGTAACGCCAATCCCCACTCGGCCTGAGGTGTCAACAGTAAACGCTTGAGTGGAATTAGAGTCAGTGGATATAGAAAACTTATTATTTAAACTAATTGCAGCCCCGCCTGTGGCTGATCCGGCAAGAAGGCTAAGGTCAGTACCATTACCTCGTTGAAGCCGCAGTTCACTGGTAGTTGACGCGCCATACAAATGCAATGTTGCTCCATTTCCGATTGCTGGTGCAGGGCTACTAGTCCCCAGACCTAAGAGGCCACTACTGTCAACAAACAACCGCCCAGTGCCATTAGTCGAGATGGCTACTTGGTCTGCGCCGGGGGAGTAGATGCCGGTGTTTGTGTCACCGGTGAAGGTAATCGTCGGTGCGCCAGCAGTACCCAACGGATGCTGCGCAATGCTGTCGAATGTTGCGGTGCTGGTAACGTCCAGCGTGCCGGGCACGTCTACGTTGCTGGTCCACTCAACACCAGTACCAGCAGCATCAGTTTGGATGAGCTGACGGGCTGCGCCATCTTGTAGCTTCGAGACAGGCAGTTCATCGGCGACGATGCCGACCCAGGTGCTGCCGTTCCAGACTTTCATCTGAGCAGGAGACACACTTGTGTCCAGCCACTGCTCACCGGTGTAGTTTCCGCTGCTTCCGCCAGAAGCCGGCACGCTGTTTGGTGCCGTGGTGCCGACGTGTACTGGGCCTACTTTGACGATGCCTGTACCAGCAGAATCCTTGAAAAACAGGCCGGGGCTAGCGGTGTTTGTGTTGATTGCGAGCTGGCCGTCAACAATCGTTGTTGTGGGACGCTTATTTGCAGTGCTGCTACGAAGATGCTTGTACGTGGCCATGCCTTAACTCCCTGCGGGACGGCGTTACTCAGGCAGTCTACTAATACTCACCCTCGTCAATCACAATGTCGTATTCGTCGAAGATTTCGGGCAGCGTTTTGTACTGCACGTAATAGTCAGCATTGCTGACTTTGATCAGCATTTCGCCTTCAACGCCGCCGCGAGGGAGGTATTCGCCGTTGTAATTGAAGCTTGACATCAGTAGGTGCCTTCATCTACCACTCCGACTTCCATCAACCCAGTGCTGTTATTGACCGTGATTTCGGTACTCTCAAGTACTACACCAACGGTTGAGGTGGTTGCGATTTGAACGCGACCCCAAAGTGTTGTTAGTGCAGCTTCGGCGTCTGCCACGCCGGTCATTGCCGGACTGAGTGCTCCACCGTTGAAAGTAACGTCGCCCGCATCAATGACGCTGATGCCTGCGCCCACGATGTTGACGTGAGTCCAAGTCGTACCAGAACCTGGGCTCAAGATCCAGTCGCCAACGTCTAGTGCAACGGCTGGTGCCGGAGCCGTGCCAGTACCTGACGTAGTAACCAGCAAGTAGAGACCAGAACTTGCTCTGGTTGGAGCAACCAGAGCTGAACCAACAGTCAGGCCTGCCGATGCGCCATAGTTATTGAGGCTGGCGATTGTGTTGGTGTTTGCGTTGTACGTACCACCAAATCGGAGGTTGGCTTGGGCGCCGAACTCGTTGTTGAGGGGGAGGTAATATCCCTGCGCCGGAGAAACCTGGCCAACCCACACGTAAGCGGTGCGGTCGGTGGGGTTGATCCAGAGCTGGCCCGCAAATTCGGGGATCGGTTGCGTGCTGCTGACTTGCGCGATGCCGTAGTCGGCAAGCTGTTGTGCTGTGACGCTATTGGCAGCAAGCCGCGCTGATGCAAACGTACCAGTCGTAATTTTGCTGGCGTCTAGTTCGGGAATATCTGTTGCGGACAGTGCCAGTGCAGCAACAATGTGGCCTTGGCTGTCGTAGGTGACCTTGGCGGCACTTGCCGGGGTGATCGAGTTGATGTGATTGAGTGTTCCAGCACCGTCAACACCAAGGCCGGAGCCGGGTTTGACGACACCGATGCTGCTAGCCGTGGCGACAGGGACGTCTGCCGCGATGATTTGCCGGCCGCCCGTGACCAGACCCTTGGCGTTGTACTGAACGACGTGATAATTGCTGGCTTCGGCGGTGACCGTGTTGTTGATGACGACGGTGTCGCCGCTCATTGTCAGGCCGTTGCCATTGACGACAACCGCACCTTTGGCACCGGTGGTTGCTGTTGGAAGATCGCCCGCAGCAATCGTGCGGTAGGTGACTGCGCCAGCGGCAGAAGTTGGGCCGGCGAGGAATTCTGCTGCGGCGCTGGTGTTATCCAGCGTGGTGCTGATTGTAACTTCGTCGCCGGAGGTGGTGACAGTAACGTTGACGACTCCGGCCGTACCACCGATGACAGTGTTAATTGAGCCAGCGGCTTTGATGCTGACCCAAGTGCTGCCGTTCCAGCAGTAGATCTTGCTGTCGGCGGTGTCGAGCGCGATCTGACCGACGAAGGCGCCAGAGGCCGGAAGCGTCGTGACGAGATCGACGCTGGATTCGTCAGCGAGTTTGGCGGCTGTTACAGCATCAGCAGCAAGCTGCAACGTGTCAACAGCGCCATCTTCCAGCGCAGTGCCTGCAATCTCGGCAGTGCCGAACAGAATCTTGGCGCCAGGGATGGTGGCGTCAGCGATCAGCGTGACCGCTTTGCCGGTAAAGTCAGTAACCGTGATTTTTTTGGTTTCGCTGGCGCTGGTATCAACGACGGCAAGCAGGTCACTTGCCGCGAGATTGGCACCGGCTAATGCCGCTAGTTCGCTGATACGAAGATCGGCCATGCCCCAGTGCCCGCGTGGCGTTTACAGTTACACCAAGTCTACGTCTTACTCCAGCTCTTCCAGCAACAGGTGCGAATTGGCTGGTTTTTCCAGTTTGATCTTGCCGTCGTCCTCTTGCAGGAGGAAACGTTTTTGTTGCGTTTTGGCACGCAGGCGGATGGGACCGGTGGCAACAAAATCAATCGTGCCAGTGATCATTTCGTCGGCCGCAAAACTTACCGCGCTGCCTGTCACCAGTGCATCGAATTCCCACCACAATGCGTCGTTAATTTGCGTTGCATCAAAATCGCCGCCTTGTGGAACAGTGTTTTCGTACTTGACGTAAAACTTGCCGTGAAAAGACGATCCGACCTCAGTACGAAGAACTAGCTGCATTAGGTAATGCACGGGTTCTTCGTTGATTGCGTTTGTGTAGTCCCAGTGAGCGATAAGTCGTCCGCTACCACTAATTAGGCTGCTGTGCTGTTGGCGGTGTTCATCACTTAACGATGTGATGTCAACGGTTTCGCGGTTTGTGTTTAGTTCGTAGTCCGTAACAGAAGCTAGCAGTCGAGATGTAGTGTCTGCAATTTTTACGTTAATAGGTATGTTGCGACTAATAGATGCAAGTGGTATAAGTCCGGTGCCACCGCCCTCAAGGCTGTCGTCAAATGTCTCGTAAAGTTTGATGCCGCCAAGTTCGTCAACAAAAACGTACCAGTTACCGCTGGACTGGACAGTGTTGTTGGCCCAACCACTGGCAGCAATAAAGTCAAGGTTTGTGTTGTCAGTAGTACTGATTTCGACAAAATCACCACTTGTTAGAAAGCTGGCGTCAAAGTCAAAGCTAAATCGATCGCGTTCGGTATTAACATCTCCAGGGTTAATTACTGAGGCTTTGCTGCCTTCTAGTGAGATGCGGGTCAGCTCGATATTGCCGACATTGCCGAGGTAGATGCCCATCAGATTGTCACCGCTGTAAGTGCACCAGTGGCTTGGAAGCTGATTTGGGCAGAGCTGACTTCACCCACGCTGGCACCAAACGAGACGTTGGTAATGTAAGCAGTCAGTTGCACGTCGCTGTTTGTGTTGCCATCCGCCAAACGCAGACGCATTGTGACGGTATCGCTGCTGGATACACCAGCAACACGCAGCACTTTCTTCAACGCAGTGGCAGCGTCGTTGCGGCCTGTGTCGTCTTTGTAGTACAGCAGTGTGGCGCTGCCGTTGAATTCTTGGACGCCTGGCGCGTAACTGCGTTGTGATTCGCCAAGCGTGGTGGTTTCCAGCGCTTCAAGAGAGCCGGTCAAAGTCCAGTTACTGACCTTGATCTGTTCGGTGCCGTCGATCAGCAGGCGGCCGTCGCGTCCGGTATAAACCTTGGCCATTAGATCACCGCCACTAGATTCACTGTAACGCTGCTACGGCCGGGTCTCACTGAGCGGATTTGCGGCTCGCTTTCGTAGCGCCACTTTGTGCCAGGTGGCGCATCCAAAGTTGCCGCACTGCCGTTCCAGCCGTTTCGCGTAGCGGAAGGAAGTGTAAAAGTGCGAAGTGTGCCGATGTTTGAGTTGAAGTCGTCGATGAAAAGCTGGGCGTTTGCGTCAGTTACGTTTTCGTAGCTAAGGCCCAGCTTGGCGTTGGTTCGCTGAGACCCATACAAAATTCGGATCTCGGCGCCGGATTGTGAGTTGTGGTTTTTGATGGGCCACGCACCAGGGCTGAACTCGCGGCTGGTTGGCGTCAGTGTCGGAAAAGCCATTACTCCAGTACGCGAAAATTTGCTTCAGTAAGCACGTCCTTAGCCACAATGCTAACGCCGGTGGAATCGACGGGCACTTCTACGGCGCTGATATTCACCAAGCCGTCTTCGTCCAGTGTGAGCTGCTCCACTTGATAAACGGATGCGCTGGTCTGAAGGCTGAGCAACGTAAACAGACAGCCGCGCAAAGCGGAATCTGTGACGGCGTTGTTTTGGATCGTAATGCGTTGCTCGGTTACAGCACTCGTGCTGGGGTTGTAGATCAGGGCGTCGTAGCTGCCGTTGGCGATAGAGGTGACGCTGACGAGGGTGCCGGCGTCCGTGATGCCGCCGTTGTTGGTGGCGCTGTAGGTGGTGGCTTCGGTGATAACGCGGATGTAGGAACCGGGTTGGATGCCGAGGGCGTCGGGTACGGTTTTGAAGCTGACGGTGTGAGTGACGCGGCGGCGGATGCTCAACAGGAACCGTGCGGTCTTCAGTGCTTGGGCACGGTTGGTGCAGAAGTCAGTTAGATCGAAAGCTTGCTGGGTCGTGGAACGGCTGCCTTCCGCGATGTCGGCCCAGTCGACCAAAGCGGAGGCTTGCGTTGGTAGATCGTTTTCGACGGTGACGCGCCAACTAACCAGAGCACGGAAGTTTGAACGCTGGGCGGCGTCGATGTACTGGACCTGCAAGCTGTCTTGGATGATGTTGCCCGAGGTGAAAATCTGCTCGATTGCGATGGGCGTGGTGCTGATCTGGTAGCTGCTGTCGTAAGGCAGTGCCGGCATCATGCCGAAGCGACCGTTTTTGATCGTGAAGTTGCATAGCTGCAGCGCAGCGTTGTCGTACAGGAACGAGCGCAGGCTGTCGCTGTCTTCCACCACGCCGTCAAAGAAGATCTTGTTGGCGCGTAAGTACTGGGCGGTTGTGGTGAGTGATTCGACGTCGATCAGCTCTGTAGGGACAACATTGCCGACACCTTGGCTCTTGCTGGTCAGGAGGTAGTAGACAAGATCGGCGAAAAGGTTGCTGGGTCTGTTGTCCTGCTCAATCAAGCGGTAAACGCTGATACCGGTTGGCACCCAAGCGCGTATTTGACCGATGCCGCCAAGTTGACCGCTGGATTTAACAGTAAATCCCAGTGTGGACATGCCGTAGTACTCGGCGAGTGTTTCGTTGGAAATGCACTCGTTGACGTAAACGATCTGATGCTCGGGTCCGCTCTCGTTGGACTTGGTCAGCTCCAGATAATGGCTGCAGTCTGAGACCTGTGAGTTTTCTTCAAATACGCGCTCGGCGCTGCTGACTGTGGAGCTGTTAACTGTCGATACAGCTTGAACAGCAGTAACAGCAAAGGCAACGTTGACCTCCGAGTAGCCGCCTACTTTTGAAAAATCGTTATCAACATTTACAACCACCGTAAATTTGTGCGATGTATTCCATGTTCCATTCGCGGACTTTACCGTGAAAGACATGCCGCTCCATATATACGTGCTTCCTTTGTTTGTAGCTAAGTATACATTTCCAATAGTAGAGCCCAGTACGCCGGCTACGGACGTAGCTTTGACAGTGAACACAATTTGCCCGACGTTGGGCTTGTCGATTGTTATGTCAGCACTGTTTTCGTTACCCGCATTGTCACGTGCATAGCCCAGTACAGCAGTGAGCCACGCATTAGTAATCTGTTGTACGCTGCCATTGCTGGATGTGGTGTCGTACTGCGATAGTGCTGATGGAATAGTTGTTTGAGTGGTGGTTACACTGCTGCCTTCTTGTGGATCTGTTACAAGTTCGTCGTTCAAGCGAATGTCAGCAATAGTTATAGTGTCATCGCCGTTAGTTGTGACTCTAAAACCGCCATAGTCTGTGTCTAAGTCTATTCCTAAGATGCTGCCAGTATTCGCATTTAATCGGATAACTCTATTTGTATCTATGCTGTTGATTGCAATATCCGATCCCGTGCGCGGAATAAATCGGTACTCGTAGTATCCAATTTGCTTAGGACGAATACGGATGTAGTTGTACTGATCGACCGGGGCATTACCAGTAACGCAGAAAACTTGCGGCATCCTGCGCCAAGGCTGCTGGGCTTGGCCATAAACCTCAACTGGGCGTACCCAAATAGAAAAGCACGATGTGCGCTCGAAGTACTTATCCATTCGAGGCGTTGTGAGCGTAATGTCCTGTTTATCGAGTTGGTGCAGTTTGAAAGGCGTAGGAATTGCGTTGAAGTTGCACAGGCCGTTGGCGCGGTTCCAGACTTGGCTACGGAGTCCAATTTCGATGACTTGGGCATCGCGTCGCACGGGACGGATGCTTGCCATATGCAGACGGCAGATGTTGAAGAAAGCTGCGCCGCAGTGTTTGTTGGGGTTAAAGACACTACCTTCGTAGCCGCCGAGTGGTTCTTCTACTGTTCTTCTGCCAGCCAGCCCGACAGTTGCTACGCCGGTAATTGCGGTGCATTTAAATGTAATGCGTTGGGTTTGAAACTGTGTCCAAGTGGCGGGGCTTCTGCTTTCAACAACCCACACCGAAGCGCCGATAATCCATTTAGAGCCTATGGCCAACAAATCAGAAGCCCTTGCTCTCCAAGAATCAGCAGAAGCCTTCAAGTCTTTGACATTAACCTCTGTGTCCTTGAAATCATCTTGATTAAAGTCTTTCCAGTTATTACCATTGATTTCGAATGTTAAGGTATCGTTTTCGGCTACTGATACGATCGTGCGATTTTCTACGTCAGCACCGCCATTAGTGCCGCTGTGTGCAACAAACCCCATGCGGCGGGAGTAGGCACGTCCCACACCTGGCATACCGACCTGTAGAATGTCTTCTTTGGGTTGATCGGCGTAGCGATGCAGAACATCAGCATCGGAACCAGCGATCTTGCGGCGGCGGGCTTGAGTTTCTAGGCGTGCGTCTTTATTGTCCGGGCCTTCAGTTGCTGCATAAGGCGCCGAGATGATTTCCCAGTTGAAGCGGAAGGCCGTGCCGTTGTGGATTGGCTCAGCTGTTCCAAACGACGTATCCGCTTGAGGGGTGTAAGCCATGGAAAATCCCTGGCTGAACTGTCCGTCCTCGGTTGGAGCGGTAAAAATCTGGCGGCCAACGGTGCCGGTGGTGCCGTCCCCTTCTATGTGGGTGCCAGCGACTAAGCGTGCTGTCCTTGGTCTATTTTCGCCTAACTGGCTTGACCAGAACACTGCATAGTCGCGGTTGCCGAGGCTGTTCAGCGCTGTGGTGCCAACGCGGATGCCGCCAAGTTGGGGGGCCTCACTGCCGTACTCGCCAGCGACGTAGATGCCTTCAAACGCTTGGTAACTGCCGTAGCTGTAGATGCGGCTCCACACCAGTGCAGGCGCAAGAATCAGACCGCCGGTTAAAGCGCCGTCAGCGCCAGTGCCTCGCTTGCCAAACGGGATGGGGATTGGCTGGCCGTATTCGGCGAGGCTGCTGACGTTATCGAAGCTTGTTGCTTGATTGAAACGAGTGGGGCCAATCTGATCAGCAAGCTTTTTGCCGCGAATTTTGGCGGGTGTTTCAAGAGCTGGAGCTTTTGGTGCTAGCAAAAGACTTACTGCTGTAAGCGCTAAGCCGATTGCAATGTTAGTTGCAATAATTGCTGCTGCACTTTTGGCTGCTGCACTCCCGCCAAATACCGCAGCAGCGCCAAAACCTACAGCAGGAAGAATTGCCTGGATATCAGGTATGTGCTCGTATTCAGCAGGGCGCACATATGTGCGCTGTACGGCATAACGGACAAAAGTTTTATACTCATATTCGCTGCAACCAAGCGCTTCAATTAGCGCAATTTCATACGGTAGGAGCGGCGGATCATAAGACTGCCCACCGGTTTCCAGTCCACTGCGGAAATTAAGGGGTTTATGAATAGGATGCCACTCTGCCATTGGACTCCGAATTCAGGTGGCTTGGCGCCGAACAGAATGATGTCACCATCGTAGGCGGGCACGTCTATGGTGTCGCAGTACAACGCCAGTTCACGCAGGATGCCGCGTGGGCTGAGTTTGTACCAGTCGTCGGCAACGTCTGGCGGGTTTTTGCCTAGTGCTTTGAGGGCGTCGATGACGAGGTGGATGCAGTCGTCGCCGCCGTACTCGTAGCGTCGGCCAATCAGGTGCTCACACACTGATCTGAGCGGTGAACGGGATACTACCCACTTGCCAGCGGTGCAGCCTGCGGCCAGGGATGTTGGCTTGCACAGCGTCAAGCACGGAATTCAGACTGACTTGGATGTTGACCTCATCCCAGCCGCCACTGGAACAGGTGCCCCAATAGGTGTAAAGGGTGCGCTGGACTGCTCCAGTGGAGGGTTCCCAGAGCACCGTGGTGACCTTGGCAACCCACAGGTTATCGAGGGCGTCAACAATCCACGCGCTAGCCATTTTTGTGTTTGCAAACTGGAGTGCCGCATCAAGGTTGTCGCCTTGGAGTGTGGCTACCGCTCCACCAAAGCTGAACGGCAGAAACAAGTACCCGTTTACGTTCTGGTTGATCGCGTAGTTCTGGAAGCGGTATTGGGCTGCTTGGCCGCTGGGGCCAATATCGAGCAGGTGGCCGTAGGCGTATTCCATTAGATGCCGACTCCTCTACGTGTGGCGGCGCTGTTTTTAAGGCTACGCATGGCGCGGCGTTCGCCTTGGATAGCGCCTTGCTGAGCAGCCTGTGCCATGCCGCGTTGGAACTGATCGGCGGTGACGTAATCCACGTTGTTGATGCGTTCGATGCTGTATCGCACGTCGATCGGCGCCATTGTGGCAACACCACCGCCTGCTGCAGTAGGCTCGCCGCCGTTGCCGGGAATAACGCTGGAACCACGGGCGCCAGCGGTGTAGCGACCCATTGCGGTGCGCATCTTGCTGGCGGGGATGACGTACTCGGGCTCGCCGCCTTCGCCGATAAGGGCGTTGGTTGGTCCGGTGACGAAGCCGCCTTCTGCAAATGCACCTGTCGGGAACAGTTTTGTGGTTGATAACGCGCCAGTACCTGAAAGGTTTTTGTTGGCAGTGCCCATTGCGCTACCACCGCCGCTCAAAGCATTGAGGATTGTCTGCAAAATGATTAGCGTCATCTGTTTGGCAATGATTTCAAGTGCCATGCTGATGAACGCTTGACCGATACTCTTAAAAGCATCAGCCAGCGCCTCTTGCGTTGACTTTGCGCCAGTAATGACCTCGCCAAATGCAGTGCTAAATGCCTCTCCGATAGCAGTTGCGCCATTGACGATTGTGTCGGTTGCAAGCTTAATCGGATTAAGCTCTTCTTTTAGTTTGCTAATAGCATCAGTCAAACCAGATGCAACAGTGCCTTCACCATCAATACCAAACTCGGCTGCATCAAAAGCTGCTTTGAAAAGTTTTTCGGCTTCCTCTGCCTGTTTCTTCAGCGCTTCGGTTTGCAGATCAATTAGCTCAAGCCGTTGGATTTCTGTATTAAGTTGATTAAGGTTTGTTTGCTGTTCGGCGTTTTTTAGCTCTGCAATTTGCTTGGCGCGGTCCTGGAAATCAAATTGAATTTGCAGGCGCTTGCGTTCAATTTCTGATCCCTCAAACAGCAACGCTGCTTGGCGACTAAATTGCGTGCCAAGTTGATCGCCAACTTCCAGCGATCGTTCAAGTTCTTGCCGTAATTTTTCCGCTTCACGCGCTGCTTTTTCGGCCGCTTTTTCTGTGTCAGACTCGCCCTTGCGGCCTTTGCCGCCACCACCACCGCCTGTTGTGGGGACAGTGGGGATAGTAGGGACTGTGGGGGTAGCTGCGGCACGCTGAATTGGCGCTGTTTGTATTGCTTTAATTCTTGCTTGGTTTGTATTAATTCGCGCTTGAATTTCGGTAAGCCTTGACCTGTCCGACGGCAGCGCACGCTCGTTAGATGACAATGCTGCATTGTCTTGCATTTGTATTTGCAAGGCCAACGCGCTGGCAAGTTTTTTATCATTTGCTAGATTCTTTTGTGCTGCCGCTAGCATTTGCTTGCGCTCTGCTGCGGTTTTACCTTTAAGCTGCTGCGCTAAAGATGTTGGAGTTCCCGCTGCTTCGCTTTTGCCTGCCGATGTGGAGCTTCCTAGTATTGCGCCTGTTTGAGTTATTACATAGTTAATCCCAACTGTAATGATGCCAATGCTGGCAAGGTTCAGCAAAGCGCCAGCCAGCCCGCCTACGGATGCAGTTGCGGCTACAGATGTAGCTTGCAGTGTTCTTGCGTTGTTGGTATAAAGCGCAAATGCGCTAGCACTTGCTGTTGCGGCAGTACCACTTGCAACAGTTGCGCCAGTCATGCTAGCCATTGCGCCAATAAATGCAGCGCGCAATGCAATGATTGCTTGAATTGCTTTTTGCAGCAGTAACATTTGAGCAATTAACTTGACCAATTCCCCCGCCGTGTTCATCACGGGTTGCGGCACTGTTGCCATAAAATCGGCAAAGCCATTAACCGCTTTGGTTATATCTTGCACAGTAATGACAACCGTTGGTCCAAACGCTGTGCCTAACGCTTCGCTTAGGTTCTTGAATGATGTATCTAATGCCTTGAGCGTGTTCTCAAGGCTTCCTTTCATTGTTTGAAAGTCTGCATCAGTTTTGCCTGCTGCGCTGCCTATTTGCTCAAGAATATTCTTAAAGTCGGAACCATCTTTTGATGCTGCTGCAAATGCACCTCGCATTGCTTCTGTAGGCCCAACCATCCGCGCTGCTGCTTCTTTATCTTTATCTATTGCAGCTGCCAATTCTTCCATTAAACCGCCAAGACCTTTAGTCTGAAGGCCCATCAAGTTCCATTGAACGCCAAGTTTTGCCGCTGCTTCTTGGCTTTCTTTGGTTGGCTGCAATAATTGTGTCAGTACAGCGCTAAGGCCAGTAAATGCCAATTCTGCCGTAGCGCCATTTTTTGTAGCGGATGCAATAAACGCATTGGTCTCATCAAGGCTGACACCAGCCAATGCCGCCATGCTCGCTACACGGCCAAGTTGACTAGTGTAATCAGACCATTCTTGATTGCCTAGCTCGACTGCTTTGGAAATGCTGTCGGTTACTTGTATTGCTTGGCTGCCAGACATTCCATAGCTGTTTAAAGTCTTTACCAAGACTTCAGTTACGGCTTGCGTATCAGCCAATCCACCCACGGCGGCTTTTGTTGCAGCACGTAGAATTTCAACATTGCCAGCAGTATCACTAAAGCCAGCAGATGCCGCTTGATATGAAGCTGCTGATAATTCAGCTTTACTAGCAACGCCTCCGAGTTCTTTACTTAAAGCCGAAAGCGCAGGATTAATTTTGGCTACATCTACGCCAACCGTTGCAAGACGGCGGATATTTGTATCTAGTTCTTTTACGTCTTGGATAACCTTGCTGATAGCAAACCCAGCCCCAAACGCAGCAAGGGCTGAAGACAACCCTTCAAACGCCCGCTCGGTAATTTTTGCCTGCGATTCAACTTGCCGAAGCTTGCTAACTGCGTCGCGGCTGTCGACGTTAATAGCAACGTTGGCGACAACCGACACGACTTACCTACGGCGTTGCTTCATTCTACGATCCTGCTCTTCATTTTGAAGCTCAAAATAGCTAGACCAAAGCAGCAGCTCTTCAAGTGTTACCTCACGGTTGAGCCGGGCTAGCGTGTAACCCAGCTCTTTTGCAACCCCAAGTTGCAGCAGCAGCAGGTTGTCTTTACTTAGCTCCTTTTTCAGTGCTTTTCATATCGGTTTCAGCTTCCTCTGGGTTGGTGATGATGGCGAGCATCATGGCTTGCAGGTCACTGTCAAGCACATCGTTTTTCAACTCAGCAATTTCACCAGCCTGAAACAACCGCTGGCCGGCATCGTCGGCCGCTTTGGTTACCAGCAGGTTCAACGCAAAGCCATTGGGATCATCGCCACCGGGCATCTTTTGTGCACGCTCGCGTTCTGCCATGGTCAGCGCCGTAGCGTAAAACTCAAACGTAGATCCATCGTTGAGTGTTACAACGCGCTTAATTGGCTGAAGATTGGCTGCTTTTTTCAGCCGCGCCAGTGCAGATGATGCCATGCAATAAATGTGGGTGGCCCCAGCATAAGCCGGGGCCGTTCAACTATCAAGCAGAAGTGCTGAAGTCAAAAGTAGGTGCACCGGCCGGGCGGAAAGTGATCTCCACTTGCTGAGCATCATCAGGATTGATGTTCAGGCTGGCGGTCAGCAGCACGGCATCCATGGCAATGCTGCGGCTAAGCGCCTCGGTGCCTTGCTTGTCGGTGTACAGCTTGAAGCCGCAGCCAACCTGCTGACGTTGCAGCACGTCTTCCACCATGCGATTGGACAGCGCAGCGTCCTCGTTGGTGACGTAGATCGTTGCGGTGCCGTTGCCGTCGGCGAAGCCAGGAATGTAAGCGCGGAAGGGCGCATACTGCCCAGCAGCTTGGCCGATGGTGGTCACGTCGATCTCAGCGCGGCTGATCTCAAACGACCATGACTGCACTTGGCCAACGGCGGCATAGTCGGCGTAGTACACCTCGAACTCGTTGGGGGCAGCTGCAGTGCCGTCGTCGGTGATGGCAAGGATGGTACCGCCAGCAGCGGTGGATACGGTCAGCGCGCCAGTGGCTGCGGTGTAGCTCAGCACGTAGTAGGTGGTAGCCGCCGAGATGGGGGCAGGCAGTGTGCCGGTACCGGCTTCGCCAGTTTGGCTGTTGATGACGCGGAACTTGACCGGATCGCCAGCTTTGAAGTTCAAGTACGGCTGAACGGTAATGACATCAGTGCTGGCGTTGACGCCAGTTTCCGGGAAGTTGCCGTTAGTGCCGGCGGGTTTGTAGTAAAGGGCGCCGGACGTACCGGACAAAACAGTGACAGCCATGTTGTGAACGGTAGTGGCTACCGTTAGTCTAGATACGCTTCAAACGTGGCAGTTAGCTGTGTTTGAAAGTAAGGCTCAGGCGCTGCTGGCGTTACTTGCGCTGGCCCTGAAGCTGCGTCAAAGATAATGCTTGAAAACTTGGCGCGATCAAACAAATCCTTTAGCCGCTCTGCAATCGTGAAATTAGCAGCAGTGCCTTGGCCCTGTGACGTAAAGACATTAACCACCAGCGTGCCAGTCTGGCGGTTGAAGCTAGTCAGCGTGGCGTAGCTGTTATCGCCAAAGCGGATGAACGCTTGCACCCATGGCGTGTTGTTTGGCGGCGTGAACGGTACGTTCTGATAGCTGACCGGATACGCAGGTGACAGCGCCATCTGCGTTGCAATGCGCCCTTCAATGGCGGCGCGAACGTCGTTGTAGGTGCTGCTCATGATTCCCTCCCGATGCGGTCAGCTTTGACGCGCACAAAGCCTTGGATGTCTTTAGCGATGCCTTGCACCCAGCCTGCCGGCGCCTGCTTGCTGCTGCCATTGGCAAGAGGTTCTGCATACGGCAGGTTGTTGTGCACGCTGTACACGTTGCCGAGCTTTTCTTGCTGGTAGTTCATCTTGCGCAATGGCACGATTAATCCGCCTGGCGGGGATGTTTTCGAGCGATCCGCATTGGAAGGCTCTTGCTGCGGCCCGCCATCGTAAGAGCCTGCTGCATTCTCCCCTACCTGCCAGCTAACGCGAAACCTGCCAGTGTCGACAGGGCTTGCCTGTTTAAGCCTGCTGTCAGTTTCAAGCACCGCAACCCGCAGCAGCTTCTCCATCTGCTGGCTGGCGTAATCACCAATATCACCAACTCGGATCGCGCGCGCCATTATGCCCTCAGGATCAGCTCGTAGGTGATGGCAGTGTTGTCCTGCTCAATCGTACGAACCTCGATCACTTGATGCGTCACGCTGCTAATCAGCACTTCATCGGCCGTAGTAGGTGCGTTGGCAATATCAGCAGCAGCAATCAACAGCCGCTTGTCGCCAGCTTGAATCAAATCATTGACCTCACGCAGGTTGACATCTTCCAGCACGCCACGCACTACGGTGTCGGTCGTGGTTTCGCTAACGGTGCCAGTGCTGGTGTTATAGGCGCCAGTTGTCACGCGGCGGATCGTTGCTTCGCCGCCAAACTTTGCCATCAGCTTGCTGGCAACCTTGCGTAGCGGACTAGCTAATGCCATTAGGCCACCTGCACTGCAGTCAGGATAATGCCAGGGATGGAGGGATGCGCTGGTCCCGATGGCGATGATGGCAATGATTGGATGCTAGCGGCTACATTTGTGGTAGACCAAATTAACTCTAGATAGTCGTTAGCGGCAAGTTTTAAAACGTAATTGACGCAACCAATAACGTGGCCATCAACGCTGCCATGACTTGAAATGATGCTGAACTTACTGTCGCTAGCCGGCACGTCGCCGCTGGCGCCGTTGTCGTTCTTGCGCAGCCAGATATTGATGTCGTGAATCGAGTTGCTTGTGTTCACAAACTGGACAGAGTAAGTGACGCTGTAAACGCCTGCCCTAGAAAAGGTGACTCGTGAGCCAGAGGCAATGCTTATCCCACGGCTATCAGCATCCGTTGAATTAATGCCAATCGAATAGGCAGTGTTAGCAGCCGCTGCAATCTGCTGAGTCGTGTCATAAAACGACCCCCACAACATTTGGTTGCGGACTGTATCAAGACCACTTGTGAACGGATTGAGCTTAAAGGCCATTGCTCAGCTCCGAACAACGGTAAGCAGATTATTGTTGCCATCATAGGTCATTGTCAGCACTGCTACGGTTTTGCCGCTTGTACCGCCACGTTTGTACGTTGCAGTTAGCAAGTTATTTGCGCCGTCGTATGTATTGACAATGCAATCATGCGTAGGGATTTCGAGCCCATCGCGTGCTACCGCATCACCACCACCAGGAAGAACGTAAGCCATCAGAGCCTGTAAGCAACAACAGTGCCGCTGGTCAATGTGATGCTGGTAAACACGCCTTCAAGTTCGGTGCTTGCCTTAAACGGGATGGCGCTGAGTGCGTTGCCAGTCCAATCCATTGCAGCCAAGCTAGCGATCACCGTGTCTTCAAGGGCAACGATTTTGCCGAAGCGGCCGGTATGCGCTGCAGTGTCGTCGATATATTCGGCGCCGGGATACTTGTAACTCATGACCGCTTGATTGCAAAGTTGCCTGGTCCGCTAATTCTAAGCCCGGTCAAGTATCGCTCCATCAGCGGCGGCACCTTGTCAACACCAACAGCGCCGTAACCGAGGTTAGGAGTCACGTCAATGCTGCCAATCTTGACGTTCTTGTAGTCTTCCAACCCGCTTAGCCCAATGCCATCAGGGTTGTTGTTGAGATAAGTGGCCAGCACAACCTGTGCATACTGCACCTGTTGCGGAATCTCAGTGTCGGTGTAGTAATCCGTCGTGATGCGAAACGGAAAGCCAACAGCGTACGTATTGATGTAGGTATCAGGCTTGCGCACGCCAGTACGCGGCCACTGCAGCGCCTGCGTGTCAGTAGCGCGGGCGCCTAGGAACCGCTCACGGTCCAATCGTTGGGTAGCGGTAAACAGCGCTCGATTCTTTTGGTCAGTAGTAGCTGATGCCCATGCCGTCACATCAGCATCTTGCACAAAGCCATCAATGATCTCCTGCGCTGCTGCCAGCGTCAGGTAGGAGTTTGCGCTTGCCGACCCTACGGTTGCGTTGATTGCTATTGCCATCGTTGGGTGGCTCCGTCATCTCAAGTTTAAGTGTGGGCTCTGCAATAGAAAGAGAGGCTGCCTCGTTAGAAGCAGCCTCCAGTTCACGCAGTCGCCGAAAGGCGAACATGCCCATCAGACGCGCTTCAGCAGCACGGTCAGGATCACACCAGCCAGAGTGGTGGTGGTGCCGGTGACATCAAGAGCCAGGCGGTTGCCAGCCTCAAGGATGCGATCGCCGTTGGTGGTGGTCAGAGCAGGGGTTTGCTCAGTAAGAGCAGTGCCTTTGAAGTTGATGGTGGCGCTCAGAAGGTCGTCACCAGCGGTGGCGGCTTCAGTGCCTTGGCAACGACGAACGGTGCCAGTTACGGCGCCAGCATCGTTGCCGGCAGTGGCGTGAACTTCACGCACTGCAACCACCTCGCACTTCACCGGAGCAGTCCAGAATTGCACGTCGGCAATCGAGGATGCACCGTAAAAAGTGGCTTCGAGGTACTGCTCGGTGGACAGTTCAAACTGGGAGGGTTGTGCCATTGTTAGTTACCTCAGTCAAAATTGGAGGTATTCGTCGAACGTACGACACCTAGGTTTTTCAGCTCGTACACCTTTGACCAGTTAGCAACCGTTTCCAGCTGAGCGCGAGTGGGGTTGGCAGTAGTCACCGCCCACTTAGCGCCAACGGGGTGGTAGCAGTAGTGCAGGTCGATTGACATGGCATCGCTCTTGGCGAGGATGTCACGATCGGTTTCGGTCTGCATCGCCATCTGTTCACCGCTGGCAACAGCGCCTTGGGTGAAGAAATAGGTGGCGTATTCGGTCGAAGAACCGCTGCCATCGGTCTGCACATCGTCAGACACGATCACGCGCAGACCCATGTAGGTCGGCACGCTCACGGGACCGTAGGCACCAGCGATGCTGCCGCCAACGAAGTCAGTGACGCTAGAGGTTAGACGTGCGTCTGTCTCGGTCACGTAGTCGATGGCCTTGCGCTCAACCAGGTCGTAATAGACCTTGGAGTGCATGGCAACAGCAGCCAGCTTGTCGCCTTGATCGCCCAGCAGGCTGCGGGCTTCAGCAACGTGACGGGGGCTCAGCGTGGTGGGAGTATCACCAGACTCGCCATCAATGGTCAGGCCAAAGAAGGCAGCAGAGCTGGAGGTGGATCCCAGGCTGCCGAACACACCGCCAAGGCAGGACAGCAGATCCTTCTGGCGCTGGTTAGCGATGTAATCAGCGATCTTGGCGCCGATGGCGGCCATAGGGTCAGAACCGGCAGCAAGAGCAGCCAGGTCGCGCGACTCAAAAGCACGGCCACGGTGCAGGATCACGCCAACTTGCTTGTCAGCTTGGATCTTGCCAGGTGTGAGGCTGGTGCTGTCGGTCAGCACCTCGAAATCGCCGGAAAGGTTTGCTTTCCAGAAGGGAACGTTGATGAAATCACCGCCCTCGGTGGCATTCAGCTCCGCCAGAGGCTGCACCACACCGGAAGCCAGGAAGGCATCGCGCTGAGTGGTTTGCTCAATGACGTAAGGCGTAAATACCTCGGGGATGATGATGTCAGAGCGAAGAGTCGCCATGACTAATCCTCAAAAAGGGTTTACGGATGTGGGCGCAGCCCCAGGCTCTATGTGGCGCAGCCATCACGAGCAGACACTCAAATACTAACGGTTGGCTGCAGTTTTCATCCGCTCATATAGGTCGCGGTCTGTACGGAATAGCCGCGACTGCTCTGTGAGGTTGAAGCTATCGCGGTTGAATGGATTGCTCATGCCAGCCGGAATGGTGCCATTGCTGCCGCCGGTTGGTGCGCCGCTGCCTTGTGGCTTGGGTTGCTTCTGCATCCATGCCGGCAGTGTTTTGGCCCATTCAGCGACAGGCTTGCGCTCGTAGCCGTCCACAACGACCACGGTGCCGTCGGGTTCGCGCTGGATCGCATCAGGCGACAGCTTGGTCTTCAGCACGAGGTCAGGGTCATGCACGATGTCAGCCAATGCCGTGACTGCTGGTGTGACCAGCTCTAGCTCGCGGACGCGGGCTTCAAGTGTTGCAATGCGCTGGTCCTTTTCAGCCGTCGCCTCACGGAACTGCTGCTCCAAAGCCTGTCGTGCCTCTTGGTATTTGCCTTGAGATTCGAGTTGTTGCTGCTCGTAGTTGCGCTTGAACTCCAGCAGTTCATCAACATTGACCCCATCAGGCGTCTTGGATTTCTTTGCTGCACGCAGCTCAGCAATCAGCTCTTGATTCTTGCGTTCTAGGGCTTCAACGCTGCGCTGCAGCATTTCAGTATCACCAGTTGCCGCAGGCTCCTGGATCTGGTTTTCTTCAGACATGAATAACCCGCAGGGTCAGTTACGCTATTAGTTTAGTGAATTAACTGGAATGGAAATCATCAAGCACAATCCAGAAGGGATTGGCTCACGCGATATTCGATCTGCATTGTCCCGTGTGATTGACATCGATGAAGACGGCAACGAAACAAAGATGTTTGCCGCTGTTGGAAATTTGCACCTATCAAGAGTTGTCGCCATTGCTCGTGACGAGGATGGCGACATACTCCTGATCACTGATCACGCGCAAGCTGTCATGGAGCAGCTTGGAAGCTGGGATGACTTTCTTGCGGACTGATCAAGCCTTGCGGCGGCGACCGGTGCTTCGCTTGCTTTCCATCTTGCGGACCTTGGCTTGTGCTGCTTGATATGCCTTGACATTGGAGCGGATGTTCTTTGCGCCAGCGTCAGTGCGCTTGCCAAGTCCGCGAGTTGATGTTCGTCCGCCAGCTCGCATCTTGGCGCCCCTGGCTTGGCTAGTGGCTGCCTTGTACGCAGCTTTTGCCTTGCGGCCTTGTGCGACTTGATTCTTCATGCCGCCTTTGCTGGCAGCGCTTTTCTTGCCTTTCGACTTTCCGCCGCCGCCGCCGCCGCCGCCGCCGCCGGCAAAGCGCCCTCTGGAGTCACGTTTGTAGGTACGGGCCATTGGCTTTTATGAATTCATAATCGCATTCTAGCCGTGCTGATTATTTCTTTTTCTTCGCAGTCTTAGCCGCAGCCTTGAACGCAGCAGCAGTAGGCCTGCCGGCTTCACCCTTGCGTGCCATGCGCTCGTTACTGCCGGCCGCAATGCGCTTGCGCTTAGCGGCAATGTTGGCGTATAGGCCAGGCTTCTTAGCCATCACTTCTTACCCTTGCGTGACTTGCCGGCTTTTGCGAGCGCGATTGCCACCGCTTGTTTTTGCGGCTTGCCTTTTTTCATCTCGGTTTTGATGTTGGCTGATACTGCAGCCTGCGACTTGCCCCGCTTCAGCGGCATCGCGCCATTCCTCAATACCTGTTAACAGTGTAGAGCCGTCTGCCGTTGCCCAGCCCTTGTCGGTGTAAATAGCTGGCACCCATGCCTCGCCGTGCAGGGCTTCAACTGGATCAGAGCTAACAAAAAAGATGCCGCGATTCTCAAAATGCCGCAGGCTAGGCAGGTCCATATCGTGCACGAAGCTGATCCAAGGTTAGCTCTGAACCGTCATCACGAACTAGCTTGGCGATAGCATCAGTCGGGCCGTATTTGTCGGCAAGCCGGTTGAAATACGGCACCTTGTTGGCGCCCAATGCCTTGGCCTTGGTTTCAAGGTTCTGCTTTGCCAGCCACTGCCCGTAGGTTTGATCTGCCGGCACTTGGCCGCCTGCTGATGCACGCTTTGCTGGCGGTGGTGGCGTGAAACCTAGTTCGTCGTAGTCAATCACCGGCACTGTCGTGCTGCGGCAGTTGAAATGCTGCGGCGGAGTCGGACCCTTGCCGTATTCAAACTCGCGGCCATCCAATGCACGGCAAATGCTGCTGGTGCGGGTATCCAGTGTTGCCACATAGCGATACTTCTTAGTGATGTCTTGATTGGCTTCATATACTTGCTGACTAGCTGCATTGGCTACTTGGTTGATACTGGTGCGCACAAGGCTAACGATCTGATTGTCGGCAACTGCTGTTGCTTGGCCGCCTGCTGCAACTAGCTGCTTCACGGTTTTGGCTTCTTCGCCAAATTCAAGGTTTCCGATCAGCCGCTTGGCAATGGCTGGCGTCGGCTCACCAGTCAGCAAGCCTTGCCGCACGACTTGGCTAAACCGCTCAGCCTGATCAACGGCAATGCCGCGAAATGCTTTGGTGACCACTTCGCCATTGGGCAGTGTGATTGTGGCGCCTTTGGCAGCGGTGAGGCTGAACGTGCCGGTGCCAGCCTGCTGCGCTAGGGCTTCCGCGCCATAGACAGACTTGAACAAGTCGTCCGACAACGCCACCACATTGATCTGCGTTGGATCAGTGGTCACCACTGACTGCGCGAACTGCGGGCTGATCTCAACGGTGCGCACCGCATCACGTGCACCTGCTGGCAATGCACGCCGCAGTTGATCGGTCACAAACTCCGACTGCAGCTCTGCAATGCCTTGCAGCTCTAATGCTGTCAGCTCAGTTGCATCGCCTGCCCAGGTTGCCAGGCTGTCCTTCAACTGAGCAAGAATTGCACGCAGCCGTGCCGCTTTGACTGGTGCGGACAGCTCGTCAATCGTGCGCAGCTGATTGACCGCATCAATGATGATGTCGTTGTAAGCATTGATGACACGCCGCGCAACGCTATTGCTGTAGCGGTTGAGGTCTATTGCATTGCGGTAGAGCGCTTCTGGTGTGCTCATCGTTCAATGCCAAGATCTTCCGGTTGATAGCCGCTGCGGATGCTGACATTAGCGCCGCGGTTCAATGCAGTAGTGACCAATGCAGCGAATGCGTCGTAACCATTTTGCCCGTCTTCGTACAAGATCGTTTCGTCAATCTCATCTGGCCTGCCTTCCTTGTACCAGCTGATGCGCACGATGGCTAAGACCTGTTCCGGCAGAGCGCTGACGTGATAATCAAGCTCTTGCCTCCTCGGTTTCCTCGGTTCCATCCAGATCATCAGGTCCACTAAGCGGTCGGTCACCCAATCCAGCAGGTTGTAGATCAAGCCCCGCATTGGCCGTAGCTTCAAGCTCCTCATCCACGTTAAAGTCGTCGCCTAGTACATCGCCTTCGGCAAGCTCACGCAGTAAGGTTTCTTGCGTGATGGTGCCTGCGGTGTAAAGCTGCAGCAGCGCTTGAATCTCCTGCGGTTCAAGGCGTGTGCCAAGGAAGTCACGGTTGACGTAGCTGCTGCCAGGGGATGTGTTGTTGCCGATGTACTGCGCATGAAACTGCAGGCAGTTGTCGATCATGTCCTGCACATTCTGCGCAATCACCATCATGGTGCTGTCGCCTTGGCTGCGATCAATGCGCTTTGCCTCAGCAGTTTCAGCAGATAGCTTCTGGCCCAGTACTGCCGACAGACCTAGCTCATTGATCTGCAGTGCAAGCTGCTCAAGCCTGCGAAACTGATAATCAAAACTGCGGCCGGCTGGCTCGATATATTCAGCGCGGCCATCAGCAGGGAATGCGATCGCCTCGCCAGGCCCAGCGCTGACTTCCTCTGCTGCAGATGGGAAGCCATAAAACGCCAGCATCGGCACAGCGCTGATGTGAAGCTGGTTATCGAGATCGCTTTGGATTTGATAAGCCTTGAGGTTCAGCTCAGCGATATCCTCCAGCGGCGGCCGTGACTCCATAAAGCCATGGCGCTGCGCATAGGCAACTGAGAAAGGAATCTCAGAAAGGCTTGTGCGGCCCTCGTCGACAACCTTAAAGTCGCCGTTGTCTTGCTTCTGATGCAGTTGGAATTCACCTGGCGTCAGCACACGGATTTGCTCCACTGCCTTCTCGCCAAACTCACCATCAGGCACGGTGACCGTCTCGGCTAGTCGCAACTGCGTTAACACCTGCCGGCCTTCCTGCTGCTCAGCACGCCAACCAAGGATCTGCCGTGGCGTGTAGGTCACCCAGTAGGGTCTACCCCCATCAGCAGGTGCATCCACCAGTACACCAATGTGGCCATAACGGACCATCTTGCGGGTGGTTTCGTAGGTCCAGACGTTGAGGTCATTGCCTTGTAGGTCAACATCAAACAACTGTTCGCTGATCACATCTGCTGTGTCATCAAGCCGCACTGGTTTGCGCGTCAACATGCCAGCCAGCATCCGCTCTAGACGCTGATAGAACGGCGGGCAAACTGATCGCGCCAGTCGATTGTCATAGCTTTCATCTAACTCCCTTGGCTCCTGCGGCAGGTAACGCCGATGCTTGCGGCGCATCCCATAGGTGCCGCCCAGTAGATCCTCGATGAGAACCCAATGCGGCTCCATTGCATACCACGATGAGTTGGCATCCTGTACGCGAGTAACGCGGCGCTGCGCAATCGGCCGGTCGTAGTTGTTAAAGCCGGTGTACATTACAGCGCCGCAGTCATAGGTGCAGTTTAGGCAGCAATCAGCGTGATGCTATTGCGGCCAATCTTGATGTCAAACTCAGCGCCGGGCTCGTAACCCATCTCGCGCAGGTAGCCATCACCGATTTGCAGCTTGCCATTGAATTGCACCTTGGCCTTATAGGTCAGGCCGCGGCCACGCTTTGCTGTCTTGCTGCCTAGGTCAACGCCTTTGGCTTCCAGCAGCGCCTCATAGAACTGCGTGAATGCCACGCGATCCTTGATCACGTAGCCGCAAGCGCGCACCAGTTCGGACTTAGGCGCATTGCCCAGTTCTTTGACCTTAGCGAGTAGTTCGACGCCCTTGAGCATGGGTAGAGTTAATGGTTGGACTGATGGAGTGTAGCTCAATCAACGTCCGCTGCAACCATCAAGCCGCCCAGAAATACCGCAATGAAGAATAGGTAAACAGCAAGCGCCAGTAGTGGTCCGCCTAGCGCAAAGCCTGCGGCGGCAATGAAATGCACTGCCATGACCCCAATGAAAAACCAAATGACTAGCGCTGCGCTGCGGATGAAAGCTCTTAAAAATCTCATAGTGTTATTTGAACTCATCGCTTAACAAAAGTGCAATATCGACCAGTTTGCAAAAGTCCGCGACGCAGCAGGAGTGGCATACAGTTCTGTCGTTTTCAAGTTGCCATCCATCTGGCGGTCCTTTGTCTTGGCCGATAGGACCGCCGCAATCAGCGCAGATCACACCCATTGCTGGATCAGCAGATTTGCATCAGCGCGGAACGTGGCCGCCACTTCGCGGATCAGGTCACGGGTGATCTGGGTGTTGGCGCGGCGCAGGCTTATCAGTCGGTTGCTGGCGCGACCAAAAGCGGCATCGCGCTCAACACGGATCTCCTTGGTGATCTGCTGGCTGCTTTTGCCGGTGTTGCGCGCGGCGCAAGTGCGGCCGAAGTGGACCATCTCGCCGAGATCAGACTGCATCAGCACTGTGGCTTTCAGGTTGGTGCGCCCGCAGCAGTCGCAAGTGGTGATGCTGTCGTCGGTGCAGATTGCGGTGTAGCCCATGTCTCTTGGTTTGGAGTTCCCATACTGTACACCATTTGCAGCCCTTGGCAACCTTGCTCAGTAAATCCGCACGCCGGTCGTGCGCCCAGCACCTGCGTGCAATGGGTTGAATTCACGCCAGACCAGGTAGCCCAGTGCGTCATTCATGTGGTCATGGCCGGCATCCTTGTCCGGGTCGCCCTTGTCGGTGTAGCACTGCAGCTCTAAGCATTCGATCAGCCGCTTGCAGCGCTGGTGGATGGTGAGCCTGACCTGACCCTTGCCGTTTTCCAGCAAAGCCTGAACAGCAGCCACGCGATCACGGACGGGAGGATTTGCACGTGGCGACTGGTTTGACATGCCGTAGGACTCCAGGATCTGGATGTCGGTCTGGCTTGCGTTGGTGCTGCGGTTGCCGCCGCTGGCATCTGGGTAGATGTAGATGCGCCGCTGCGGGTAACGCGCTTGGATCTCTTGCGCCAATGCGTCGGTGTCATGAGCGCCGCTGATCTCATCAATCACTAGCAGGCTGCTGCCAGTGCGGATGCCGATCACGGCGGACATGTTGCCAACGTTGAAATCAACGCCAATGCGCAGCGGCTCGCGATCTAGGCCTGGCAGCTCAGCCACCACGTGCTTGTCGCGGCTGAAGCGGTCGTAGATGGTGCCAGTGGTGAGGTTGACGAACTCTCCATCCAAGTACGCCCGCAGCAGGTTTGGGTCGTAGTTGGCCTCTAGCCGCTCAATGAAGTCCGGCGGCAGGTGCGGGTTATCTGCTGACCGCATCTTGATGAGCTTGCGATCCGCACGCCCTTTGGCGTCCTCGCTGCCGAATGTGTTCCACATCCAGCGGAAACCCTCCGGCGTGGATGCAGCGCCAAACTGCCGCACGTTGCCGGAGCGCAAGCGGCCAAGGATCTTGGGGAATGCCTTGTTGGCGATAGATGGCGTCACTGTGTCAATCTCATCGGCCAGCACCCATGCAAGGTTCAAGCCGATGATGCGGCTCCAGTTCTCAAAACTGCGGCACAGAATCTTGGTATCACCGCCTGGGAGGTGCAGCATGTATTCAGGCAACGGGCTCGCCCTGAATGTGTAGGGGATCTCATACGCCTCCAAGAACTGCTCAAAGTCGTTCTGCCAGATGTCGCGGATCAGCGGGCCAGTCGGCTCCATCACTGCACCGATGAAGCCTTGATTGGCCGCGGCCAGCATCACCGCCTTAGCGCACAGCGCACGTGTTTTACCGGCGCCATAACCAGCTGAGATGCCAATGATCTGCGTGTCGCTGTCGTCTACAAACGCAAGCTGGCCAGGGTGCAGATCAGCGCGGATGCGTTGCAGCAGATCGCCCGTGTCCTCTTGCGTTGCAACATCCATAAACCCAAGCAAGCTGCCGGGTTGGCAGATGCCGGCGAGCAAGCTCATGACATCTCAAACCGCAACAGCTTGGCCTGATCTTCTAGCGCTTTGATTGCAATGCTGAGATTGCCTTTAGCGCGTGCTTCACGCTCATAATCCTGCAACCTTGCTAGTGCGGCTTGCAGCCATTGCGGACGCTCCAGCTCTGAGTCAAGGGCAATCAGCTTGCGCGCTTCCGCCATGTAATCGCGCACTTGGCGCTCGCTAACTCCCCACAGCTCGGAACCGTGTTGAACGATCTGATGGTGGCTGTGAGCACGCAGGATGAGGTCATAAACCACGTTGACGCGGTTCTGAATCTCATCCTTGGTGCTCTTCTTTGCCACGTATTAGTTGCGGACTTGCACAGGCATTACCAGATAAGTTACACCGTCCACGCCACTAGGTGTCAACACGACGGGTGTGGTTGCCGTATTGGCGTGCAGCGTGATGGCTTCTGCGGGCTTGAACGCCTTGATGCCATCTAGCAGGTAGTGGACGTTAAACGCCCACGCGCCATTGGCGGTGCCTTCCACCTTGAGCAACTCCTTGCCATTGTTGGCATCGGCTTCAGCAGTGATGGCGATGGTGCCACCTGCGGCTTCCAGCTTCACCACGGAGTTGTGCGCATCGGCAATGATGGCGACACGCTCCAGTGCACGGGTCAGACGGCGGCGGTCGGCGGTGATGGTGCTTTTGAACTCAGCGGGTACCAGCTTGGCCACGTCTGGGTAAGTGCCATCCATGATGCGGCTGTAGATGGTGATGCCGTCACCTGCGTCAATCACGGCTTGCCCTTTGGCAACGGCGATGGTCACCACGCGATCCTGCAGCAGGCGCATGGTGCTGGCGGGCAGCACGAGGTCTAGGCCATCTGGCAGATCAATGGCATAACGCATCAAGCGATGCCCGTCAGTGGCCTCCATGTGGCCGCTGCCGAGGTGAATGCCTTGGAGCATCTGCTTGCTGGCGTCGGTGCTGGCAGCTGCCATGCAGGCACGGATTCCAGCGGATAGGTGCAGCTCGCTCGTAGCAGCGTCCACAACCGGCAGCGCGGGGTAATCCGCCGCATCAGCCGCTGCAAGCCCGTAGGAGCCCGCAGAAGCGGTCAGAGCGCCATCTGCAAGGGTCAGAGCCTCATCGCCGTCAAAGCGGCTCACAAGGCCAGCCAGCAGCCGATACGGCAGCGCTACAGCGCCATCGGTGTCCACTGCGGCTGGAATGGTGACGGTAATGCCGAGGTCAAGGTTGAAGCCGGTGACGGTCATGGCGCCACCAGCGGCTTGGATCAGGCAGCAATCAAGGATCGGATGGCTGCTGCGATGACCAACGGCTGGCGCGATGGTGCGCAGCGCGTGATCGAGATCAGCTTGGCAGGTGACGGCTTTCATTTGACGGTGGCGGCAGTGACGAGGCTGGTGATGATGCGTTCGTAATCAGCGGCGAAGCTATCCACAAGCTCCATGGGTAGCGGTACGCCGTCATCAATGGCGTTGTCGGCAATGGCTGCGGCGTACGCCACTGCTTGGGTCATGGTCTCATGCAGCCGATTGATCACCGGTTGCTGCTTGGCTGGAATGTGAATGAGCGATGACATATGCAACGAGAGTTTCAACGTGACGGCGGTTCAGGTCACCACGCATGAAGGCGCAGGCGTCCGCCACCAGCGCATGGTAAGCCGCCGTGGTCAATCCTGCAACAACCCCACCGCTCAAAGCACGCTGCCGGATCAGGTGCGCGCGCGGGATGCCATGTGCTGCTGCTTCAGCGTTCAACCGCGCCAGGTCGTCAGCGGTGACATTGATCTTGATTTCGGGCATTCAGTGGTTCCAATCGAGGCGGAGCATAGGCAAAAAGCGGCGTCCTAACGCAGTTTGCGGGGTTCGGACGGTGAGACGCCTTGCGGCCACTGGGCTTGTCCTACCGTCCTACCGTCCTAACCTCTTAATAAAATGGGATAAAGAGGGGGAGGGGGAGGGGGATTAGGAAACTCTTAAACCCTATGTAGGACCAGACGGGGATAGGACGGCTCAAAACCCAGTCACCGCAATGGATCTCGCCGTCCGCACCCACTTAGGACGGGGCGTAGTGCCAGCGTCTCTTGCCTGTCGCCTCTCGTTTGCGGACCAACCCGAGATCCTTGAGAATCGCGGCCACCTGCATCTGATCCGACCGGTTCTGGCGCTCCAGTGGCTTTTTGATTCCGTTAGTAAGAACGTCCTCAATCGTGAGCACATCACTAGAACGCCTGCGGGCAAGGTATTCCTCAATGGCACTACGCCATGGCGAGTCAATCACGTAGTTATCATTCTCTTCGGTCACCTTGACTTCCATCTCAACAGGTAGCCGGTTAGTCTCACCTGCCCTGCAGGCATGTACAACGGCGGACCAAATCGCATCGCGTTCAAGCATTAGCGAAGCGGTATCAATTTGGTCCTGCTGCGTCTTAGTGGTCGGGATGACCCAGAAGCGGCGGTTGCCGGTTTCATCCACTAGAAACCCAGTGGTTTTATTAGTTGTGCCAACGATGATGCCACGCCTTGGGAATGACTCAACTTCCTTGCCATAGGGCACGCGCATTAGATCAATAGCCTGCGAAAGAAAGGCTTTTACCTGTCCGGCATGACGCCTACCTGTGATGTGGTCAAGCTCCGCCCATTCCATCATCCACGACCGATGGAGCACCATCACGTCGTCTTTGGTTGAGATGTCACCGAGTGCATCCGAGAAGAACGGGCCACCTAGGCAACCCCAAAAGCTGGACTTGTAGGCACCTTGATCGCCCATCAATACGCAGGCGGTGTCGTGCTTGCAGCCAGGATTGAAGGCACGCGCCACAGCACCGATCAGCGTGCGCTTGAGCATCTCGTCATAGATGGTCGGCTCTGGCAGCGCGGCATCACACGGCCGTAGGTAAGCGGTGGCCAGCCTGTCGATGTAGGTCGGCGCAACATGGTCAGCGCAGTGTTCCAAGTAAAGGCGCACCGGGTCGTATGGCTTCTCGCTTGCCACTTGGACCAAGCAATCAATGGCAAGCTCCTTGCCGACCTTGTAGCCCTGCTCTGCCAGCTTGAGGTAATAGCGGTCGACGCCTTCGATCACTTGGTTATCGACCTCGATCTGCTGCGTAAAGATGTTGAGCCTGATGTCGCCGGCATTGCGACGCAGGTACTCCAGCAACTCGGCGGCCTCTAGCTTTTGCGGGCTGCCGCCTACTGGCGCACGTCCACCAGGCCGTGGTTCGGGTTCAGCGGTGCGGCCACCAGCCTCACGCCGTATCGGGTTGGCGCTACGCCATCCGTCTTTCTTGGCCATGTCGCCAAGGGTGCCGAGCGTGATGCCGGATTTCTTAAAGCTCCGCCATTTGCGTTGGCAGTCGCTGGGTTTGTGCTTAGCGGACTGCGCCGACCACTGCTCCCATTGATCGAGCAGGCTGTCATCACCGACGCTGTGAAGCGACATGCCAACCGCAAGCCAGTCGTCGTAGTCGTCAGCGCGGTTGGCATCCAATGCGGCGAGGTATGACCGCGCGCGATCTGCATCGCCCTGCGGGTCAGGCAGCTGGACTAGCTCGGCGCGCACCGGCTGCGGCTGCGGTCTGAGCATCCGCTCAATCAATCCAAGCGGCGCTTCTGCTATGTCGCGGTCGCCTGGCCCATGACCTGGCACCCAGTAGTAGCCGGTGGTTTGCGGGTGCGCACCGGCTACGACGGACTGGCAGCCGTTCCAGCGCAACTCCACTTGCTCGGCCTTGCCGTCGTCATCAATGACGCCGGTCTTGTATTTGCGCGTGGCGATCGCATCCCAGTACTGCTCAGGCACGCGGTAGATGATTTGCATCCGGCCATCGCGGCCTGATTTGACCACCCAGCTGCGCGGCAGGGATGACAGCGGCAGATCCCACTCGGCTAGGAGCGTGCTGGCTGACTTGCCGTCGTGGTCCAAAAACAACAGACCACCAGACGGCACGCCGCAGCAAACACCAATGGCACGCGCGCGACCGCTGCTCAGTTCGGCCAGCAGCGCATCCTTATCAAGTGGGTTGTCTTGCCATGCCGGCTGATACGGGCGCTTTTGGCCATCAACAGCGACATAACCCCAGTCGTCGGGCAGGCGGGCCAATTCTTGCTGCAGGCTCACTTGGACTCCTTGAGTGCCTGCTCCAGCAGCAGTCGGATGGCGGTGGCGCGGTTCATGCGATCACCACGCCAATAATCCAGTTGCCGCAATAGGTCTGGAGTCAGGCGTATATGCGTTGGATGGCTAAGGCGCACTGGTTTCGACTACAGGCTTGCAAAGCGTAGCAACAGCTGCTACGGTTGCAAGTGGCTGCACACTGCCATGACCTACCAAGACTTCCTAGCTTCCAAATCCACTGCAGCACCTGTTGCCGGCTTTGACCCGCAGCAGTTCACCGCGCCGCTGTTCCCGTTTCAGCGGGACATCGTGACCATGGCTTGCCGCGTTGGCAAGTTCTGTATCTGGGCCGACTGCGGCATGGGCAAAACCGCCATGCAGCTTGAGTGGGCGCATCAGGTGCATCAGCACACTGGCGCCAACGTGCTAGTGCTGGCACCGCTTGCCGTTGCACATCAGACCGTGCGCGAGGGCAGCAAGTTCGGCATCCCATGCGCGTTCGCTGCCACGCAGGCCGAGGTCAAGCCCGGCATCACGATCACCAACTACGAGAAGCTGAGCCACTTCGACCCATCCGCCTTCGATGGCGTGGTGCTGGATGAGAGCAGCATCCTCAAGGCATACACCGGCAAGATCCGCAACCAGATCATCGAGTCATTCAGCCTCACTCCATTCCGCCTGGCCTGCTCCGCCACGCCAGCACCCAATGACCACATGGAGCTTGGTAACCATGCCGAGTTCATCGGCGTGATGACCCGCACTGAGATGCTGGCCATGTTCTTTGTGCATGACGGCGGCGACACTGCTAAGTGGCGGCTCAAGGGTCACGCGCGGGACAAGTTCTGGGAGTGGGTCTGCAGCTGGGCAGTCACGATCCGCAAGCCATCAGACCTTGGCTACGACGATGGCAGCTTCATCCTGCCGGCACTGCAGATCCAAGACTGCACGGTCGAGACACCACGCGAGGCAACAGCAGGTGATGACGGCCAGATGGCGCTATTTGCCATGGAGGCCCGCACGCTTAACGATCAACGCAAGGTGCGCAAGGCATCACTCAGCCTCCGCGTTGCAGCCGCTGCCAAGCTCGCCAACAGCAACACCGAGCAGTGGTTGATCTGGTGTGACCTGAACGATGAATCAAAGGCGCTTACTGCTGCCATTGATGGCGCGGTTGAGGTGTCAGGCAGCGACAGCGACGACCACAAGCGGCAGGCCGCCATTGACTTCCAAGACGGCAAGATTCGCGTACTGGTCAGCAAGCCGAGCATCTTTGGCTTTGGCCTCAACTTCCAGCGCTGCCACAACGTCGCATTTGTTGGCTTGAGTCACAGCTATGAGGCTTTTTATCAAGCCATCCGTAGGTGCTGGCGGTTTGGGCAAGAGCAACCCGTCAACGCTCACATCATCTACGACGTGGCTGAAGGTCGCGTGATCGACAACATCCGCCGCAAGGAAGCGGACAGCATCCAAATGGCTCAATCAATGGTTGAAATCATGAAGCAACAAACAATGGAGCAACTCAAAAAGATCCAACGCCAAGTGGCGCCGCACATCACTGAGCACAAGTCCGGTGATGGATGGGATATGTATATGGGCGATTGCGTGGAGAGCATCAAGCAGCTCGACAGTAACTCCATCCACTACAGCATTTTCAGCCCGCCGTTTGCGTCGCTCTACACCTACAGCAACAGCGACCGCGATATGGGCAACAGCCGCACTGAGCAGGAGTTCTTTGATCACTTTGGATTCCTTGCCAGCGAGCTGCATCGCGTGATGATGCCTGGCCGGTTGATCAGCTTCCACTGCATGAACCTGCCCAGCAGCAAAGAACGCGATGGTTTCATCGGTGTGAAGGATTTCCGCGGCGATATGCTGCGCATCTTCCAGGCTGCTGGTTTTGTCTTTCATAGCGAGGTGTGCATCTGGAAGGATCCCGTCACCGCAATGCAGCGCACCAAGGCAATCGGCCTGCTGCATAAGCAAGTGCGTAAGGATTCAGCACTCAGCCGCCAGGGCATCCCTGACTACCTCGTGACCGTGCGCAAGCTGGGCGACAACCCAGAGCCGGTGGCTGGCCCGTTCACGGAGTTTGCTGGTGAGAACCCGCCAGCCAAAAGCGGCGACCCGATTAAGGACTCGATCAACATCTGGCAGCGTTACGCCAGCCCGGTGTGGATGGACATCAACCCATCCGACACGCTGCAATACCGCAGCGCACGCGCCAATGAGGATGAGCGTCACATCTGCCCGCTGCAACTTGAGGTGATCCGCCGCGGCCTACAGCTATGGAGCAACCCTGGCGACGTGGTGCTCAGCCCATTCGCCGGCATCGGCAGCGAGGGTTACTGCAGCATCCAAGCCGGGCGCCAATTTGTCGGCTTTGAGCTGAAGCCTTCGTATTTCAACTGCGCGGTCAAGAACCTGGTTGAGGTGGCCAGCAACCGTCAGGGGGAGCTGGTGTGAGCAATCAATCGTTGACGCAAAACTGCTCAGAAGCAAAGATCAACATGATGCACAGATGGCTTTCAATGTGGCGGCGTTGTTATTTGCCAGATGAACCGAATTACGAAAGTCATTGAATCCAATGATGAACCTCCGCCCTTACCAACAACAACTGATCAACGACATCCGCCTGCAGTATCAGCTAGGGCATAAATCTGTGCTTGCGGTGCTGCCGACCGGCGGCGGCAAGACAGTGTGCTTCAGCTACATCGCAGAGCAAGCCAGCATCAAGGGCAACCGCGTGCTGGTGCTTGTGCACCGGCAAGAGCTGCTGGATCAGGCCAGCCGCGCTATGCCCATGCCGCATGGCCGTATCAGCGCTGGCCGCAGCATGGATCTCAGCCATGCCGTGCAGATTGCCAGCGTGCAAACCGTTGCTCGCCGGCTGCACCTGCTGCCGCGTGATTTCTTCCAGCTCCTAGTGGTGGATGAGGCACACCACACCACGGCTGGCACGTGGGCCAAGGTGGTTCAGCACTTTGCAGCCGCCAAGCTGCTCGGCGTCACCGCAACACCGATCCGCTCGGATGGCCGCGGCCTTGGCGAGCACTATCAATCCATGGTGCAAGGCCCAACGGCACAGCAGCTCACAGATGCCGGATTCCTTGCGGCTGCCAAGGTGCTGGCACCGCCGGGATTCGATAGCACCGGCTTGCGTAAGCGGATGGGTGATTTCGACCCCAAGGAGGCTGAGCAGCGCGTCGGCACGATCATGGGCGACTGCCTTGGCCACTACCGCAAGCACCTGCCAGGTCAGACGGCGATCGCGTTTTGCTGCTCAGTGGCGCACGCGGAGGCAGTGGCAGCACTCTTCCAGTCAGCAGGCATCTCAGCTGCAAGTATTGACGGCAGCATGGATGCAGCCAATAGAAGGCAGCTATTGGCTGATCTGGCAATAGGTCGAATCAAAGTGCTCACCAGTTGCGCGCTGATCGGGGAAGGCGTGGACGTGCCAAGCGTCGGCGGCTGCATCCTGCTGCGCCCCACGGCATCCACCAGCCTCCACCTACAGATGATCGGCCGATGTCTGCGCCCGCAACCCGGCAAGCGCGCCGTGGTGCTCGATCATGTCGGCAACACGCTCAGGATGGGACACCACTTAGAACCACGAGACTGGACCCTAGACGGCATCAAAAAACGCGACCGCGAGGTAGCGCCATCGGTCAAGGTCTGCCCGCAGTGCTTCGCCACCAGCGCCAGTGCTGCGCAGGTATGCCGCGAGTGCGGCCATGTGTTTGCGCCGCAGGAACGCCGCGAGCTGCAGCAGGTGGATGGTGAGTTGGTGGAGATGGCAGTGGCTAAGCGGCGTGAGCAATCCTCAGCCCGCGACCTGGATGCACTCCGCGAGCTAGCGCAGCAACGCGGCTACAAGCGAGGATGGGCGGAACGTGTCTACCAGGCGCGACTGGCTAAGAGGCATGGCATCTGAGCAAACCATCCAGCAAGAGATCCGCATCGCCTGCAGCAACGGTGACACGCGCCTGTTCCGCAACAACACCGGCACGCTGCGTGATGCCAATGGCCGCCCGGTTCAGTTCGGCCTGTGCAAGGGCAGCGCTGACCTGATCGGCTGGAAGCGCGTCACCATTACGCCCGAGATGGTCGGCAGCACCGTGGCGGTATTCCTATCCATAGAGGTCAAGACCGCAACCGGCAGGCTGCGCCCTGAGCAGCAGCAGTGGATGGATGCAGTCCAGGCGGCTGGCGGCATTGCGGGCGTGGCGCGCTCGGTCAGTGATGCGGAGACATTGTTAAGAGATGTTGCACAGGGTTGATCAGGGCGGTGCATGGTGTACAGTGGTATCACGAGGGGAGAGGATCCCTCGGTAAACCGAACCTCCGCGGAACCGGGTACACGACGCGTCACCACGAGCCCAACACGCCCTAAGTAAGGCTGCACTGCCGGTTGGCCCGGCACACCATTGATCCTTGAAAACCGAATACTCGCGGGAGTCGTCCCGCTCCGGTGGTGGCCTTCACCCGGCACCCATGAGTCCCGCCGGGGGCTCACCCACCAACCGGAGATCCCATGGACGACATCACCCGCAACGCCCTCGCCCGCGAGGCCGAAACCGCAGCGTTAATCGCTGAGGTGGACGCGGCCTTCGAGGCGTGGAGCCGCTCCACCGAGCAGCTGCTCACGGTGGCCCAAGAGGCCATCGCGCTGGCTGACTCAATCGAGCACGATCTGGGCAACGCCCAGGCCGCGCTTGAGGAGTGGTTCTAAGGGCACCGCCCCTTCGGGGGCGCAAGAATTTAGGCCATAAGCCGGATAGCGCGCCCCGGATCCTCATCACCTCAAGCATCATGCGTGCACTGATTACTGCAGCAATCCTGCTGCTGTCGCCTGCTCAAGCCCGGCAGGTGACTGCCACCGTCTACGACGGCTGGTATCACGGGCGCACCACGTACTGCGGCGGCACCTACCGCCACTGGGACGTGTCGGCCGCCCATCCATGGTTGCCATGCGGCACGCGCGTCACGGTGCAACATCGCGGGCGCCTGCTCACCGTGCCCGTCACTGACCGCTGCGACTGCGGGTCGCTGGATCTCAGCGGCGGCGCCGCCTACCGCCTAGGCGTGCCGCTAGATGGCACAGCAATTGTGTCGATTCGTTACTAGGCAGGGTTGACCACGGCTGCACATGGTGTAGGATATGGGGACAGCAGGCAACCAGTCCTGCACCCCACCCCGAGAACCATGGCCAAGAAACAACCCCGCCTCACCGAAGCCGAGCAGCTGGCTCGCGCAATCCGCCTCCGCGAGCGTGACCGCGCTGAGCGCGCTGCGGAGGAGGCCCGCACCAACGCCTTCCTCAAAACCTGCTGGTGGTTTGACCAGACTCTGCTCGACGACTGAGCCCACGCGGCCCGCCGGAGCCGCTCCCAATCCGGCAACCACACATTGCGACCCCAACCATGCTCACAACCGCACTGCTGATCATCTGGAAACTGCTGCTGCCACTGCTGGTAGTAGTCGCCGTGATCGACTGGCTCACCGCCTCTGACGACCGCCGCATCCGCGTACTGCGCCGCACTGGCCTGAGCCAGAAGCGCATTGCCGACCGCCTCAACCTGTCCACCTATCGCGTCCGTAAGGCGCTGATGGCATGAACAATCTGAACCGCTTTGCCGTGCTGGCAATCATCTTCGGTGTCTGGGCAATGGCCTACGACACCGGCCGCCAGCAGCCCGCCTACAGCCATCACGCCTGCCAAGAGCAACTCAAGCCATGACTGAAGCAGACATCTACTGGACATTCGCCACCGCCTACCAGCACGGCGGTGGATTCTTCCAAGCGCTAGCTGCCGCTGGCATGAAAGCCGACCCCGGCAACAAGCGCCGTTTGCTGGATGCGTTCCCCGAGCTGGTCGCCACCTATGGCACCGCCAGCCGGATGCATCGCCAACTGCGCAGTGGGGCAGCGGTATGACCATCAGCAACGAGCAGTACCACGCTGACCCTGCCGTCAGCGCCAGTCACCTGCACGCAGTGGCCAAGTCTCCCTACCACTACTGGAGCCGCTACCTCGACCCCAAGCGCATCGCACCCGAGCCGACTGCCGCTATGCGGCTTGGCTCACTGGTGCATTGCGCAGTGCTCGAACCGGGGGAGCTAGCAGGCCGCTACGGCGTGTGCGCCCCACGCAATACCAAGGCAGGCAAGGAGCAAGCAGAGCGCATGGCCGCTGCTGGCATTGAGGCGGTTGCCGCTGGCGACATGATGGCCGCCAACTGCATGGCAGACAGCGTGCGTCTGCATCCTGCTGCTGCCTCATTGCTTACCCATGGCAAGGCTGAGCAGTCCTTCTGGTGGGATGACGCTGCTACTGGGCTGCGCTGCAAATGCCGCCCTGACTGGTACGACGGTGCCACGGTGGTGGATCTCAAGACCACCACGGATGCCAGCCCTGCCGGCTTTGCCCGTAGCGTGGCTACCTTCCGCTACCATGTGCAAGCGAGCCACTACCTAGCCGGCTTGCACGGTGCTGAGCGGTTTGTGTTCATTGCCGTTG